CTCTAAATAGAGTTGTCAAAGCCAGTTCACCAACTTCAGATTTGCCACCCACGATGCCCCAGGTGCTGTCGTATTTGCTATCAGAACGCAGTAAAAACAGATATCTTTTGGTTCGGGTACAGTAGATGAATGTACCAACTCCTTCTATAACACCAGTGTCCATAATCCGTTCCGGTATTCACCCTCCCAACTTTTAACCCAGAAATCTTTATTCCATTTATACTGCGTTCCAGTTGTAAGATTACTTGCGTATTGAATTTCAGTTGCTGATCTGGCGTCGAACACCACTGACCAATGTTCTCCAGTATATTCAATAATGTCGTTGGCGTGGGCCACCAGGTCTTGGCCGTCTGCGCCTCGCCAGGCCACTGCTCCTGCCAGACTGGGATTATTTAGACTGCCAATGTCTTTTAATATCAGATATCTGGTTCCTGTAGCTGGGGACAATATTTCAGAATCCACAGTGACTTTATAGGGATCAATAATGGCATTGAATGGATCCAGAGTGTTACCAGGCAACGTGTCTATGTCGGGATTAAAGATTAGTTGCGTGTCGTCGGTAGGGTGATAGCTAACTGTGCCCACCACTTCAGTAATGCCATCTTCTTGTAAAAGTCTGATCTGACTGATTCCGTTTTCTAATTTGCCATAGACATTTATCAGGTTGATCCAACTGTCATCAGATCCCACTTTTGCAGATGCTCCTAGAGTGGGTTCTCTGGGTGTTTCAATGTCCTGGGTTTTGAGTAGGGTCAGCGTGCTACCAATCAGCAATACTCCATAATCCATGGGAGTAAAATATTGCCTGCTGCCCAGGAGATTGGTATCACTATATATGGCACTGTTTAGGTCGCCATGGGCATCATGTACGCTGGCTATGATTTTTTGCACAACTCCCAATTTTTTAACTTTGGCAGGGGGGCTGATCCATATGGGCAGTTTAAATGTTAGTGTGGCCACATCTACGGGGTTATCAGTGCCAATTGGCACTGATCTTGATGTCCATGTTGGTGATTCCAGGAAAACTGCACTCAAACTGGTCCAATCAATATAGTTATCGGTGCTCTGAATTTCCAGTGCCGGGTTAAACAACACAATCAATTGTTCTAACAACTGAAGTTTTTGTTTGGTGTTGCTGGTCCAGATATCTACTTTGAGTTCCAGGGTATAGGGCACTGGCATTAGGCGTTCGATAGTAAAAGCAGACCCCTGCTGGTTCTCGTATTCCTGGGTTTCTTGGTTGTACGCTCGCTGTCTGATACTCATTTTGCCCACATATGTGGGTTCCTGAACCCGATCTCTGTCATAGGTAAGTCCATTGATGTAGACTGTCATTGCAGGAACAGTGGGCAGTTTGTTTTCACTGTTATTGGATATGATTGCTGCTACTTGGCGGCTGCTGTCACCATAATATACAGGTACTCTCTGCAAGGTGGTGTTTCCAGCACGGTCTTTGCCAAATTCAACTTGAAATTCGCTAATCATGCGAATAAATTGAATCAGGAACCTCTCTATTTGTGCGTCATAAAAGAATTTCTGCATCAGTTATCTGCCTCGGGGCGTAATGCTTGTGATAGTCCCTGCCGTTCCACATGTTTCTTGGCGTACACAGTGTATTCCAGTAGATCACCAGGGGTCAGAGTCTGACTTACTGTGAACGATATATTACCACTGCTGTTAGACATGGTATTTACTATTGTTGTGCTGTTCAACTGTGTTTTCACACCGTATGTCCTGACATAAGGTATGTTGGTGATCACTGTGCCTGAACTCATGCTAAATGAGATTGTTCGGGCATTGGCTTCAGGAACATAGGGGTTGGAGACTCGGATGGCATCATAACCCAACCCGTCGGTATACCTGACATTGTCATTGTTGACAAAACTGCTGCGTTGAGTTTTGTTGTCTGACCCAGGAGTAAGGTTGGTTCTCACAGCATCCTCTACCTTGACCCAGCGCCGGCCATCGTGACGGAACAATCTGTTGGGCATATAGTCTAGACGTAAGAAAAAATCTCCTGCTTGTGCGTTGCTGGGAAATGATATTCCAGCAGCAACAGTAGCGCCATTGGGTGGGGTAGCATCACTGGTAAGATATCCCTGAACTTTCTTTTCTGGGGATCCAGTTGGGTCACCGGGTCGACCGTCAGGCAGACGCGGCTCAGTATAAATTGTAGAAGTGTCGTACCCAGACTCAGGCACCTCTGCTTCGGCTCTTTGTACGATTGCATCGTTTATTTCTATGTATTTGTCATAGGTGCTTAACAATTGTCCAATGGTGGTTTCAGTGTCGTCACCAGCCTTGATGACGTTGAGAATATCTTTGTACTCCTGACTGTCCACCAATGGTGCAATTTTAACTCGCCATAAATGTGGGTACCAAGTTGGTGCAAACCCTTCTGCTGCTCGAGTGGCGTCCTGCACCACATAATAACGTTTTAGGGCGGTGGGCAAGTCTTCGTCCAGTGGGTAGTAATCCTTTAAGTGAGGCAACTCCATGACATCACCCACTATGATCTTACGTCCCAGAGTTTCCACCATGTCGTTTAAGTGAAATACCATGAATAGGGTATCACCAGTCAAAAACAGCCCAAACTGTGTGAGATCAAAGTCGTTGTCGTTGATGCGATATACTGTTCTCAGCGTATATACACTGGTGTCGTATTTGCGATCACGGTTTTCCAAAAACAGAAGATCTTGTATGTTCTTGACACTATCATTCAAATATCCAGGTTCAGTTGCACTGGTTCCGGTGCCGTCAGTAATAGGTCCCAGATATTTGTGGATGTGCACATCGGTGCCACCCACGGTGAACATTTCTGAAATGCGGCGGTCAAAGAACTTGTAATCGTTGCCTTTGTTTTCCCGCCATAAACTTAAACGCGGCATCATTGAATCCTGTATATCTGATATTTATTCATATTGACTGGCAAACCAATTGTTGTTATAATGACCACATGTACGCAATTTCCAACAGTTTAGAGTGGTCAGATGTCAGGACCAAACTAGAATCACACGCCCGCACATTGGGCCCGCACGGTAAAAAGTTGTTGACAATTGTCGGCAACATTAGTAAAATGGTGTCAGATTTAAGCAGGGAAGAAATCAACTGCCGTCGGCACGGCAGACAAACCATTCGTCATCGTGAACTGTTGGCTAATATCAACCAAGAGATTGATGCGTATGAAAAAATGATAACTTTTGGCACACTGCTCGGCAATTAAATAACAGCAAAGGAATTGATATGTCAATTAAGATTGAAGGTTCTAAGAAGAAGGCCAAGGTCAGTCGAGATCCCCTGTTTCTTGATGAAAAGTATACTGGTGGCGAGCCCATCTGGGATCATGAGCGTGCGCTGACATTTGGCGACGATGAATTTGATCATCATCTTCGTGCCAGTCTTAATTATTATAACTATTATTTTTCTGCGAAAGATCTCCGTAAGTTTGTGGTGGCCTGGTTGCGTTCGACAAATAATCTGGAAAAGACCATTGTTGACAAGTATGCTCGAACCCCAGAATCCAAGACTCCCATGACTGTGTGTGGATTGGTCAAGGCACATGAGCGTGGCATGCCCTTGCGTGATCAACATGTGAAGTATATTCTGGGCGCGGTTCAACGGGTTGTTGAACAGGAATCTGAAGAGCCGGCGACAGAAACTGCCAAACCTGCCGCAACTGTTAAAGTTCTGACGATCCAGGAACGCATGGCAGAAATTGTTAAAAAGCATATTTTGTATTTTGAAGAACTGGAAGATCGGGTCATTGCTGGGGAGTCGGTGGACCCCAAGGCATATGAATACCTGATGGCGCAAGCAGTACCGCAGGCCATGGTGGGCAAAATTGCTGCGGTGTTTGAGCCCAGGCAAGCTGAAATCAATTCTGCCAAAGCTGGTGATTGTGAACAACTGGCTGAGGGGTACGAGCACCTGAAGGCTGCTGATTACCGTCGGTATGATGCATTTTATACCAAACTTCTGGCCGATCTGGGCAGCTATACCCAGACCAAACGAGCTACCAAGAAGGCGGCCGTTCGCAAGCCCCCAGCCAAGGAAAAGCAGGTGGGTAAGCTCAAATATCTAAAGACTGATGTCAGTCTCAAGATTGCATCAATTAATCCAGTGGATATTATTGGTGCTAAGGAACTTTGGGTTTATAATATCAAGACTCGTAAACTGGGCAAGTATGTGGCTGATAGTCACATGGGAACCCTGGGCATCAAAGGCACCAGCATCGTGGGATTTGATGAACTTACTAGTATTCAAAAGACCCTGCGTAAGCCGGACCAGCAAATCAGGGCGTTTCTGGGGTCCAGTAAGGTGGAGTTGCGTAAGTTCATGGACGCAATCAAGACCACTGAAATTAAACTCAACGGTCGAATCAATGAGGACACCGTGCTGCTGAAAGTTGCATAGTTGATTATCCTGTTACTGAAATATAAATACACAGTAACAGGATAATTTTAAATGGCGACAGCAACTGGCAATCTAACCCCACGCGGAAGTATAATCACTGACTCACTGTTCAATGCCAACACTGGTACTGGCACTGGGCATATTGCGTTTGACCCCACTGCATTAACTGCCACTGATCAGCAAAAACGAGACATCATTGACTACATTCGCCTGAGATTGGGCGATGGCATGGTGGATGTGGAAGCTGACAAAGAGCATTTTGACATGGGCATCAAGCAGGCATTGATTAGATACCGCCAGCGCAGCGCCAACAGTGTGGAAGAAAGTTATGCATTCTTGGATCTCTATCCTGAGACACAAGAATACATACTACCAAGAGAAATCATGAACATCCGTGCCATATACCGTCGTGGTATTGGCAGTGTTACTGGGACCACGGCCAGTCAATTTGAACCATTTGCCAGTGGTTATTTGAACACCTACATGCTGGTGGCGGGTCGAGTGGGTGGGCTAGTCAACTATGAACTGTTTGTGGGTTATCAAGAATTAGCCATGCGTATGTTTGGCGGCTACATAGATTATCACTGGAACAAGACCACGCACAAATTGACTTTGGTAAGAAAAATACCAAACTTTGGACAAAATTACCAGGAAAACGTCAGCGAAAGTGTGTTACTGCACATAGATAATTACAAGCCAGATCAGATGTTGCTGAATGATCACACTGCATTTCCCTGGATTCAGGACTATGCATATGCATTGGTTATGATGAGTATAGGCCAGGCTCGTGAAAAGTTTGGCACTATTGCTGGTCCACAAGGCGGAACTACTTTAAACGGCTCTGCTCTCAAGACCGAAGGTCAGGCATTGTTGGACAAACTGGACGAAGATATCAGAAACTTCGTCGACGGCGGTATGCCCATGACCTGGATAATTGGCTAAAATATTTGACTTCTGATGGTTTTAGTATTTAAATATTAGATTAGATCAGGAGTTTAGATGCCTCAAATCATTGGAATTTGCGGGTTTATCGGTGCCGGCAAAGACACAGTTGCTGATTATTTGGTTAATATTCATGGGTTCCGCCGTGAAAGTTTTGCCAGTAGCCTCAAAGATGCAGTCAGTTTGGTTTTTGGGTGGAGTCGTGAGCTACTTGAGGGCCGCAGCAAACAGAGCCGAGAATGGCGTGAGCAGCCAGATATCTGGTGGAGCGACAAATTAGGTAAAACTATTACTCCCAGATACATTCTGCAGCACTGGGGAACAGATGTTATCCGCAATGGATTTCATGACGATATCTGGTTGGCCAGTCTCGAGAACAGACTTCGATCAGCACAGGATGACATTGTGGTTACTGATTGTAGATTCCCCAATGAGATTGCAGCAATTCGTGATGCTGGTGGTATGATTCTACAAATTCAACGAGGGCCAATGCCAGAGTGGTATACGTGTGCACATAAAGAAAATACCACTGATGCAGATCAACAGTGGATTTTACAAGATCACAACGAACTAATGAGTCAAAAGTATCCACACATCCATTCCAGTGAGTATTCCTGGGTTGGGCACGAATTCGATGCTGTATTGGATAACAGTGGCAGTCTGGAACAGTTGTATGAGCAGGTTGAACGACTATTGATTAAAGATCGGGAGTGAGGTCCCCTTGGCCCCATCCCAGCCCTTGCTTGGCCACTTCAATCTGGCAGTTGGCACATATGGTTTTTAAATTGGGCAAGGCACAGTTGTTGAGATTTCCATCCACGTGAAATACAAATAACTGCTCTCGATATCGGGCTTTGAAACCACACCGTTCGCAGTGTGGTTTTTTCTTATATCCCGATTTAACCCATTGTGGTATGGGTGTCGATAAATTTTTTTTCTTACGTATGCAACCGTCGCAACGTTTGCGGTAATACCTTTTTTCACCTTTGATGTAATTTACTGCGGCTGGTTTCTTACCACAAACTGCACATAGGGGGCGATTTTCCATCAGATATTTATCGCACCCAGAAAACGCAAACCTTTAAAAGGGCAGTTAACCTGCTAAAAAACAGAAAAGATAATAAATATTTAAACAGTTTTATTATAGAGGAATACTGCCATGGCATTGATATCTCCAGGAGTAGAAGTAAAAGTCAGTGACGAAAGTCAATATACACCCACGGCCGCGGGCACTGTGGCCTATGTTTTGATCGCAACGGCCCAGGACAAAAAAAATGCATCTGGTGCCACTGCACCCTACACCACCAAAACATCAGCAGGTAAACTGCAAGGCATAACCAGCCAACGTGATCTGGTTCAAAATTATGGTGCGCCAAGATTCCAAACTGATGCTAGTGGCAACTCCATTCATGGTGATGAGCGTAATGAATACGGATTGCTAGCTGCATACAGTGCTCTGGGGGTTTCCAATAGAGTGTATGTCCAACGTGCTGATGTTGACCTAGCACAACTAGCTCCAACTGGTGTTCGCCCAACTGGGGAACCAGCAGATGGTACTTACTGGTTAGATTTGACCAATACACAGTGGGGAATTTATGAGTGGGGAGTCTTTGGTAATCAATTTACCTTGCAGAACCCCCGAATTATTGACGATGTTGCTCAGTTAAATGCCGGTGTTCCGTTGTCTTCTGTTGGGTTGATCGGAGAATACGCAGTAGTCGCAGTCAGTTCGTACAATCCAATTTACTATAAAAATACCGACAATAACTGGGTATTGGTTGGCAGTGATAACTGGACATTTAGTGTCCCCACCATCACTGGTGCAATCTCAAATCCTGGAAATCTATCAATTGGTGATAAGTTGGTCATCAACAATGTAAATGTCACTGCAACTGGCACCACAGTGTCAGCAATTGCCAGTGATATTAATTCAGCAGGTATTACTGGTGTTAGAGCAGATGTCACTAGTACTGGTGATATTAGAATCTACTGTGCGGCCAATGCAACCAGCAATGGGTCAACAATTGATGGCCAATTGATCATTGCCAAGGGCTCAACCATTGGTGGAGTGGATTGCGCAGTTAAACTGGGTCTGTTTGATTCACAGCTGGATGGGGTGTCCAATGTAAAAACTTTGTTGGGCCCAACCGTACAGTTCAGTAGCTATGTTAATGTGCCAGCCTGGAAAACCAGTGATGACTTCCCACGTCCTTACGGTAGTGTTTGGTTCAAAACCAGTGCGGTTGGTAATGGCACTAACATTAGTATCAAAGAATATAATAGTAATCTACAATCTTGGGTACTACAAACTGCTCCAGTATTCAGTGGTGAAAGTGCTGCAATTTATGGTCTGGATCCACAGGGCGGTGGTGCACAAATTACAGCGGGTCAGGTAATTGCTTTGAGTGATGCATTGGTTGCTGGCACAGGAACAGTAAAACTATTGCGTAAAAACGTCACTGGAAAATTAAAAATTACTGGCCGCACACCTTCGGTTCCTTTAACTTTTGTAGTTGGTAATAGTTTTACACTGCTTGTGACTGTGCCCGGCACGTCCGAACTGGCCCAAGCAACAATAACATTAACTGGTACCACTGCAGCAAGTTTAGTATCTCAGATACAGGCTGCGAATCTACCAAATTTTGTAGCTGCGGTTGAGGCAAGCGGCGCTATAAGTTTAACACATCTAGCTGGGGGCTTGTTTGCTTGGCAGCAATTGGTTGGAACACCATTAGCATCTGCTGGCCTAAATTCCGCTACACATGTTCGTGAAGTTCGTATTGGTGGGGCAACATTCTATCAGGCAAGTCCATTTGCTGAATTGACCTACACTTATTCATTCACTGCCCCATATACCAATCCCAAGGATGGTACATTGTGGTATTACAGTAATCCGCTTGAAGTGGATGTTATGATTAGCGACGGCAGTGGGTGGAAAGGGTATCGTACAGTAGGCAATGATGCCCGAGGATACAATCTCGTGGCCACTGATCCTGCGGGTCCCATATTGAGCGCAAGCCGTCCAAGTACACAAAGTGACAGCGTCACACCATTGGCTGCTGGTGACCTCTGGATTGATACCAGTGACTTAGAAAATTACCCAGTAATTTATCGATTCAACGGCTCCAATTGGGACCTGATTGATAATACAGATAATATCGGTGTTGATGGTATTGTGTTTGCGGATGCTCGTTGGGGCTATAATGGTACCACTGATCCAATAGTTGATGATTTACCAAAGATAACAGATCTCTTGACCAGTAATTATATTGACGACGATTGTCCGGATTATCGTTTGTACCCACGTGGTAGTTTGTTATTCAACACACGACGCACTGGGTTCAATGTCAAGCGATTTGAAAGCAAGTGGTTCGATAACCCAGATGCATTTGCTGGCACAGTGGTTCCTGAAGTCAAGTCCGCCTGGGTCACGCACAGCGGAGTCAACAGTGCGGGCGTTCCTTATTTTGGCCACAAAGCACAACGCAACACTGTGGTTGAAGCCATGAAGGCAGCCATTGAGTCCAGCACCGAATTACGTGAAGAACAAACACAATTTAACCTGATTGTTTGCCCTGGCTACCCCGAACTGATCCAGAATATGATTGCTCTGAACAATGATCGCAAACAGACCGCATTCATCATTGGTGATAGTCCACTGGATCTGATATCCAGCAACGTTGAGGCCTGGAGCAAAAATACCGCCCTGGCACTGGACAATGGTGAACAGGGTCTGGTCAGTACCAGTGAGTACCTGGCAGTTTACTATCCATCGGGATTTGCGACCAATCTGGACGGCAACAGTGTGGTGGTTCCAGCCAGTCACATCATGTTGCGTACATATATTCGAAGTGATAATGTCAGCTACCCCTGGTTTGCACCAGCTGGTGTTCGTCGCGGCGTAGTGGACAACGCCAGCAGCATTGGTTACATTGACACTGCAGATGGCAGAATATTCAAGAGCATTGGCGTTACTGTGGGGCTGCGTGACACTCTTTACGAAAACCGAGTTAACCCATTGACAGTATTGCCAGGCGTTGGGTTAGTTGCATATGGGCAAAAGACTCGTGCAGCAATGACCAGTGCACAAGACCGTGTCAATGTTGCCAGACTGATTGTTTACTTGAGATTGGTATTGGATAAAGTGGCCAGACCATTCATATTTGAGCCCAATGATACCATTACACGCAATCAGGTCAAATCAGCATTTGAAGCAGTGTTGAATGACGTGGTGGCCAAACGTGGATTGTATGATTATCTGGTGGTTTGTGATGACACCAACAACACTCCTGACCGAATTGATCGCAACGAGTTGTATGTGGACATTGCCATCAAGCCAGTCAAGGCCATAGAGTTTGTGTATATTCCAGTTCGCATTTTGAACACTGGGGCAGCACTATAATATGAGTAGATAATGGGGAACTGAGTTCTCCATTGTCCAACATTAGTTTTGGGTAAATATATAAAAGGATTATCAAAATGGCAACATCGTCATTAAACAAATTTACAGTACCACTAAGCACCAACCAAAGTGCATCAGCACAAGGTCTGTTGATGCCAAAACTCAAATTCCGCTTCCGCGTGATATTTGAAAATTTTGGTGTTAGTCAACCATCAACTGAATTGACCAAACAGGTT